ATGTAGTAGACTCAGAAGTGTTAGCTTTCTCTCAAGGTAAAACAAGACGTGGTAGTTATGCGGCATACATGGACATATCACACCCAGAAATAATAGAATTTATAGAGATGAGAAAACCTAGTGGTGGTGACATACATAGAAAATGTCTTAACTTACATCATGGTGTAAACTTATCAGATGAGTTTATGCAGTTAATAGATAACTGTATTAAAGAACCAACTTATGATGACAGTTGGAATCTTATAGACCCTCATACAAAAAAAGTTGTGCGTACTGTATCAGCTAGAGAGTTGTGGCAAAAAATATTAGAATGTAGAGTTGCTACTGGTGAGCCTTATGTGTCATACATAGATACAATTAATGACGCATTGCCTGAAACACAAAAGAAATTAGGACTAAGAGTAAATCATTCTAATTTATGTACTGAAATAACATTACCTACTAATGAAAACAGAACAGCAGTATGTTGTTTGTCTTCTGTAAATTTAGAAAAGTATGATGAGTGGAAAAATGACTCATTGTTTATACCAGATTTAATTAGATTTTTAGATAATGTACTTCAACATTTTGTAGACCACGCACCTGAAGAATTATTTAGAGCTAGGTTTAGTGCAAACAATGAAAGAAGTTTAGGCTTAGGTGCTATGGGTTTTCATGCCTACTTACAATCTAAAGGTATTCCGTTTGAGTCTGTATTAGCTAAATCATTAAACTTAAAAATATTTAAGAAGATGAAAGAACAAGCCGTAGAAGAATCTGAAAGACTTGCAATTAAAAGAGGTGAAGCACCAGACATGGAAGGTACAGGAAGACGTAATGCACACTTACTAGCTATTGCACCTAACGCTTCGTCTTCTATTATTTGTGGCACTACGTCACCATCAATAGAACCATACAGAGCTAATGCTTATGTGCAAAAAACTATGTCAGGTTCATTCTTAGTAAAAAATAAATACTTAGAAAAATTATTAGATAAAAAAGGTATTAACACTGAAGAAACGTGGACTTCTATTTTAGCAAACAGAGGTTCAGTATTACATTTAGATGAATTATCTGATAATGAAAAAGATATATTTAAAACAGCAATAGAAATTAATCAGCAATGGATAATTGAACATGCGGCAGACAGACAACAACATATTTGTCAAGGACAATCAGTTAATGTATTCGTACCTGCTGATGTAAACATAAAAGAATTACATGATATACATATGTTAGCTTGGAAGAAAAAGTTAAAGACTTTGTATTACTGTCGTTCAGAAGCAATTAAAAGAGCTGAGTTAGTATCTAAAAAAGTAGAAAGAACAATTATACCTGAAGCTGATTGTTTAGCATGTGAGGGATAATGGGGTGGCTTGAGAAATTATTAATTGGATTGTTGTCTGGTTACATGGGATATGTATTTATTCTAGCAGTAGCCAACACAATATGTGATTGCATATAGGAAAACAAAATGACAGACAGTGGATTATTTGATGGTGTTAGTTATAAACCAATCAAAAAGAAAAAAAGAAAACAAAACAAGAAACAAAAACAATCTGTACTATGGACTGTATATCATACAATCCTAGCAGTAGAGTTGTTAATAATAATTATAATAGAAGGAATAGAATTATATGTCAGACAATTATAAAATACGAGACGGAAAACATATACCTACTCCTAAGTTTAAAGAGAACTGGGATAGTATATTTGGTAAAGACAAAACTAAAGAAGAGTTACCAAAAGAAGAAGAAGATTACATTAAGGAGTTAGAAAAAAAAATATGAGTTTATTTGACAAACGAACTTACTACAAACCATTTGATTATGGGTGGGCTTTTGAAGCTTATGACATGCAACAAAAAATGCATTGGCTTCCTAGCGAGGTGCCATTACACGAAGACGTTAGAGATTGGAATGAAAGATTAACACCAGAAGAAAAAAATCTTATTGGACAAATCTTAAAATTCTTTACACAAGGTGATGTAGATATAGCACAAGCTTATTTGGATAAATATATTCCTAAGTTTAAAGCACCTGAAGTTAGAATGATGTTGTCTTCTATAGCAACAAGTGAAGCTAATCATGCACATAGTTATTCATTATTAAATGATACTATTGGTTTACCTGATAAAGAATACAAAGCATTTCAAGAATACAAAGAAATGGCTAATAAACATGAATATTTATTTACTTCTAAAGGCAAAGGTTTAGAAGGAATGGCTAGAGAGATAGCTTGTTTTTCTGCATTTGGTGAAGGCTTACAACTGTTTGCATCATTTGTTATGCTTCTTAATTTCCAAAGATATGGACGTATGAAGGGCATGTGTCAAATCGTAACTTGGTCTATTAGAGATGAGACACACCATGTTGAAAGCATGATTAAATTGTTTCATCAGTTGATAAAAGAAAACCCAAATATTTGGACAGAAAAATTTAAAGCAAGTATCTATCAAACAGCTAGAGATATGGTTGATTTAGAAGATAGATTCATTGATTTAGCATTTAGTATGGGTGGTATTAGAGGACTAAAAGCTGATGAAGTTAAACAATATATTAGGTATATTGCTGACAGAAGACTCTTACAACTGTCATTAAAACCTAATTATAACGTAAAACATAACCCTTTAGGTTGGTTGGACTGGGTATTAAATGGCGTAGAACACGCTAATTTCTTTGAAAACAGAGCAACTGAGTACAATAAAGGTACAGTAACAGGAAACTTGTGGGAGTAAAGTGCCCTTTTTAGACGAATACAATGGACGATTTAACATTACCAAATAACGTAGACGATTTAGTTAAACTACTTAACGAAGTTTATCCTGAAAAATCTCCTGATTTACAAGATGATACTAAGACTATCTATTTTAAAGCAGGTCAGCGTGACGTTGTAAATTTTATTAACACTCTAAAAGAGAGAACGGAGAAATAACTATGTGTTTATCAAGACCTAAAGCACCTGAAGTAAAACAAGCTCCTGCTCCAGTTGTTAATCAATCACCTATTGGTGATGATTTAGCACCTACTTTAATGACAGCAGATGAGCAAGATGGAAAAAAGAAAATCGCTAAGAAAAAGAAATCTGGTACGAGTTCTTTAAATACTTCAAGTGGCGTTAATACAGCTACAGGTAGTAGTACATTAAATATTGCATAATAAATGGAATACATAGATAACAATTTTACGCAACATACAGCGAAAGAGCGTTATTTTAAACTACAACAACACAGAGAACATTTTTTAGATAGAGCTGAAGAGTGTGCTGAAGTTACTATACCGTCTCTAATTCAACCTGATGGTTTTACAACATCATCAGATTTATATAACCCCTTCCAATCAGTAGGAGCTAGGGGTGTAAACAATTTAGCTTCTAAATTATTATTATTATTACTTCCACCTAACTCTCCATTCTTTAGATTATCAATAGCAGGAAAAGCTAAACAAGAGTTAGACCAAAATAAAGAAATAAAGTCAGAAGTAGAAAAATCTTTATCTATTATTGAAAGAGAAGTATCTAATAAAATAGAACAATTAGCATTAAGAGTATCTGTATTTGAAGCATTAAAACATTTAATTGTTTCAGGTAATGTACTTACATACTTACCTAAAAAAGGTAGCATGAGAGTGTTTCCTTTATCACAGTATGTAGTTCAACGAGATAGTTCTGGTAATGTTTGTGAAATTATTATTCAAGAAAAATTAAGTATATTATCTTTAGGTGAAGATGTTGCGGCACAAGTTATGGCTGACCCTGAATATAAAAAAGATGAAGAAATAGAATTATACACACACATTTATAAACTAGACAATAAAAAGTTTTATGTTTGTCAAGAAGTAAATGGTATTAAAATACCTGAGTCTATAGGCACATTTACAAAAGACCGTATGCCTTATCAAGCATTAAGAATGGTAAGAATAGATAATGAAGATTACGGAAGAAGTTACGTTGAAGAATTTTTAGGTGATTTAAAATCTTTAGAAGGATTGTCTCAAGCATTAGTAGAATCTGCGGCGGCTTCTAGTAAAGTTGTATTTATGGTTAGACCTAATGCAGTAACAAGAAAAAAAGATTTATCATTAAGCAGAAATGGTGACATCATTACTGGAAGCAGAGATGATGTGTCTGTATTACAAGCAGAAAAACAATATGATTTACAAGTTGTAGAAAGAAGCATACAAAAATTAGAAGAGAGATTGTCATTTGCTTTCTTATTACATACAGCAATACAAAGACAAGCTGAAAGAGTAACAGCACAAGAAATAAGATATATGGCAGAACAATTAGAAACTTCTATGGGTGGTATATATTCATTATTGTCACAAGAATTTCAATTACCATTAGTAAATATTCTTATGAAAAGAATGGAACAAGCTAATGAGATTCCGTCACTACCTGAAAAATCAGTAAGACCTACTATTATTACTGGTATAGAGGCATTAGGTAGAGGAAATGATTTACAAAAATTAAGAGAATTTGTTGCTGAGATAGGTAACTTAGCACAAATAAACCCTGCTGTAGTTCAAGCATTAAACCCAGACGATTTAATTAAGCGTATCGCTACTGGTTTAG